CCTACCTACCACCAAAACCGGTTCCCGAGCCAAAGAGCCCGCCACGTTTGGCGAACGGAAGCCAAGCCTGCTGAGGGTTTTCTGCGGTATAATCGTCGTAGATTCTACGTACATAGTCTCGCCACCCGCCTCTGAGGGCCGGGCTCAATGACGCCAATGAAGGCTGTAAGGACGCCCGTAGCTGCCTGATAGGTTGCCCCTCGAATACCGACAGAGCCTGGCCAGCTCCATGAAGCGGAGGTTCTTCGAGCCCGAACAAGTCAGCAATCTGGCTCAATGCCTCCCCTAGTTGTGTCGAAGTCTGTCGAGGGCCTCCAAGGAAGCTCTCGAAAGTGGGGGAAGGTGTCCCTTCCGGTTTACCTATGCGCTGTTGAGCAGCCGTGGTGTAAAACCGAGCCATTGCATCGGTTGCTCTATCACCGCCAAATGCCCAATTTCGGAACGGAGCACTAATATTGCGTATTCCCGGTACGCTTCCAAGAGCGAATCTACGAAATGCCCCTCCTGGGTCTAGAGCTTCCTGGGCTTGTATGGGGGTCAGGAACCCCCCTATCGCTTCTGCGTCGGTACCCGGAGGAGGTGGGGAAGATGACAGATATTCCCCTCCTGGCACGTATGGCGTATTGTCTATCCTTGATCGCTGGAAAGAAGTCACAACGCCTGGTCTAGCTCCATCACCTCTCTCAATAATCTCCCATACGTCAGCAGGTATTATTAACCCAGTTCCCGACGTGAGGATATGGAGTGCATCCGCATAATTTCGTGCTATAGATTCGCCCTCTGCCGGTTCATAATAGGAACGATCCTGTAGATAAAAAGCTGCCTCGTCGGGACTGATGGCCCCGCTTTGGACTGCTGCAACTATTTCTGCTAGTGTGCTCATGGCTTCTCCTTATTCCATCCTGGCCCCTGGCCTTGGTGTCTGCGGTGGTACTAACGGACCTGCCTGCGGTGTCGGCGCCGGTGGAGTAGCACCCATCATAGCATTTGGCATCACTTGTGGTGGCGCAGTAGGACCACCGCCACCACCCGGAACCCCATTTTCTTGTCCGGGAGCCATCCCTGGCGGCGCCATTCCCGGCGGCGCCATTCCTGGTGGGCCCATCCCGGGTGGAGCCATCCCCGGCGGCATCATCCCCGTCATCATCTTTTGGAACATGGTCGTAACTAGCTGTTGGAAGTAGAACTGAGCTATGGCGTGCTCACCCCTATCTTCAGCCGCTTTCATCAGTACCCAGAGCTGTGCTTCCGGCAACCCACGCTCCGCCAGTTGGCTCTTGATCTGGTCATCCATCAGGTCGGCATCCTGTATTGCCAGGACCTCGGACCGCAGGAAGTCGTCCGAGAGTAGTGGGGTCGGGCCCTCTCTTGCCATCTGGGCGAAAACAATCTTGGACTGATCGTCTTCGGGAAGCTGCCCTTTGATCGTGATTCTCGGTATCCCCGCCTCCTGTACAAGCTCGGGCTCTATCTCCTGATCAAAGAACTTGTTCTGCCGTGTGATGCCGGTCAGACGCAGGTTCTCAAACGCACCTGAAGTGTACTGTTCTCTGAGAAGTGCCGCCGCCAGACGATAGAAACTACGCAGTGCTTTGATACGCGGCTGCACGACACTATCAATACCCTGCCTTAAAGTTGATATGGCAAAGCCGGAAAGCTGGAACTGAAGCTCACCGAATATGCTATGGGGCAGAGAGCCTCTTTGGACCTCTCCAGACACAATACCCAGAAACGCGCCGGTATCACGGGTGGTCTCTAAAAGCCTTAACGCCTCGGTCCTTTCTCCGTCTGCGAATGAAATCGTTGTTCCTTCAGCATACGGGTCTTCATCCAGGGACTTGGTACCGTCACGCGACCAGACGCCAAGCGGAGGCTTTCTAGCCCGAGCCACCAACTCCAGCATAACTGAAGAAATCAGATTATGGATCTCGTATAGTGCCCTATTTGACTTGAAGACCGACTCGCCGTAGTGAACAGAGTCATCATCACCGTCAGATCTCTCCATCGAATCGATAGGAGGGCTGGTTGGGACAGCGACGATAACTACCGGGACCGTCTTGCCTCCGTGCTTTTCGGACTTCTTGAGGACAATGTCGCCTTCCATCACGACCGTGTTGCTCTCATTATCGTAGTAGTCGTAGACGGTGAAGGAACTCTTCTCGCTATCGGTACCGGAGACGTTCTTGCCAAATATAGCCTTGATGTCCGCTTTGCTCTTCTTGGTGCGGTAGCACGCCCATGTCAGGCCGTTTTCTCCGACGCCCCAGAATGTGTGCATCGGATCCCAGGGCATTAGATCAACGAAGGTCTTGCCTTCCTCGTCCTTCCGTATCATTACTCGACCGCACAGCCATCCACGCACGGCAGTGTAGAATGCCTCCGCGTCCTGCAATGTAGGCATCAATATGGTTAGCAGCCTATCATCCGCCGCCTCGAAACAGCCGATCAGGAATCTCTCGGCAATGTCGTCTAGCTCACGCTCCTCCTGCTGTGCATCGTGCGGTGGGATGCGAATGATAATATGCGCCGTAGATAACCAGGAGATAACCTTGTCCGCGTAAGTCTGCGGCTCGTTCGACGTGTAGATACGAAATCCTTCGTTTGAGTCAGGTCTATCGTCGGGTTCGGGCGGGAGTCTCTGGTCCAATAAATACAGACCATAGTCAGACTCCATCCGATCACGAAGCCCCTGCGTGGCACTCTCGTGATCGGTAACGAGGGCAATGATCTCTGACGCTTGGTCAGCATGTGTCTTACGGGGCATCAGAACCTCTTAACACGGAACTTACTTCGTTCCTGTGATTTCGCGTAGCCGTAACGGTCAACGATGCCATAGGTAGTGGCTTTAATCCCGTGGTTGTTTTTGTCCTCGGGGCTCTGACCTACTATATTCCCTTCTCGGTCAGTTTTCCACCTATAGGGTTTATCTTGTCCATCGAAAGGACTTGCGACGGCGCCGAACTCACTCAATATCCCCTTACATCTCGGAGCAAAAACTATCTTTGGAATGCCGGTGATGGGATCGGGTTTTAAGAACGTCTTTAGCCGCTCTCTACCCTCTGCCTCTCGTATGCGCTGAGAGGACATGTACAAACCCGCTTTGCTCATCCATATCTCCGCAGGAGCCGCCATCGCCTGGTGCTGCCAACCAGCCACATCGATCACTCCCTCACGCACATCTTTCCACCACGGGCGCGATTGAGCAATATCTATCATATCCTCTGTGGTCATCTCTCGTTCGTAAATTTCGTCGAACACGTTCTCCTGCCCGTTAACCTGCTGGGAAACCATGACAGCATGGGCTCCGGCGTACCCAGGATCCACCCACAACGTCACCGTCTGATCGGGAATCCACTCGATATCTTTCACATGAATATCAGGACGGAACTCACCGAACACCAGACCCCTGGGCGGCACTCTCTGACCGGCAATCCGCTCCATGAAGTAGGCATCGGAGCTTTCCGCTTTCAGAGACAGTATCTCAGGGTCGTTACGCCCTCCAGGATAGAGCGTCTTGTTGGTCCAGGACGGTAACTCGAAGCTACGCCTGCCCTCCTGCCCCTGCTTCCACCCCTCTGCCACCGTAGGATACCACCCCAGGCTGCCCTCCAGCGTCCCGCTCAGGAGCAACCACGCCTTCCGAGGTGCTGTACGGCCCCTCAACCTCTCAAATGTCTCCAGATCCAACTGTGAAGCCTCACACCCTATGATACCGTTTGGAGCAACACGGGTGATTTTCCTCGGATCGGTACCGGACTTGGTATCTACCCTGATACGAGGCTTAGACTCGTCTGGAAACTTGATCTCTATGTATCCGGGGTCAACACGCTTCGACGCCCTGACGGAATGCTCACCAAATAGGTGGACGAAATCATCACGTATATAGTCGAATTCTGCCTGTGTGTTTGCGTAATCCGGCCCTACCAACCAGTAAACCAGCGGTGAGCTACCATCCCACTTATCTTCCATATCTTTCGGCCAACGATCAAGAAATGCCTTCGACGCCGTGATACTCTTACCGCCCTGCTCACCGCCCGTCACGATAATAAACCGGTCCTTACAGTTAATGATATCGGCCTGTTCGGGCCACGGCTTATAACCAACGATATCGAACATCGCGGCTGTCCGAGACGAAATCTCTTCTACCGCTACTGTCGGACCGGCTAGTAAATGCACCATCTATTCAGAATCCCCACCTTCTAAGTGTTCCGGTCGAGCATAGAGGTCCATTAACCTAACAGGATC